AAAAAAAAGTCTCAATCAACATGATTAACACACATTCCGAAGGAAGTGGAAACCGCGCTTTGCTTGAGTGGTTGTTGGCCATAGTCTTTCTTTTTGAGAAGTAGTCCGTTCAGGGATCTGATAAGCTGCGAGTCGCACCTCATCAAAGGTAGGCATCCTGACTGGATCAACATCAGCGAAAAGACCGGAGCGTGACATCCACTTGAGCGTTGAAGCCGAGGGTTCACGTCCGAGCTCGTCGACGATAAATCGATGAACATCAGAACATATGGAATAGAAGATCTTGCTGCAACCCATTGAGGCCATAGCTAATCCAACACATGTCGCGGCAGTCTCTTCGAGACGCTGCGATCTCTCTGGGAACACCAAATGAGCGAGTAAATCATCGTCGTAACGGTAAGGGATACCATAACGATTAAAGTAGCCTAGAACATATTGTCCTTCAGCACTATCGGAGATGAAGCTCTTGGTAGTTGAGAGTTTTGCGTTGAAATAGAAGGCTGAGGTTTCAGCGATCATTTCTAGAAATCGAGGTCCAAACATCCTAAAATAACGTTCTGGGAAAGCGATGAGTGAATCATCACCTTGAACTTTAATCAGGAAATTCTTGGATTCGATGTTGACATTGAGTTTTGACAGAACGGTCAATATCATGATTGTATTTACAAAAGAGTCGAGAAGTTGCGTTTGCATAAATCCGGAAGCGATTCCGTTACGAGTCCATTGGTATACGTCTCCATTTGGGAGGAGAATTGGGTAGTGTTTGACTTGGTCGGTCATCCACGTCCAAAGGTTTTCGATCCGAGAAGGATCGGTACGTGCCGTCGGGTAGAACACCGTCGGTTCGTATTTTGTGAAGTCAAAGTACGATCTCCATATAGAATGGGTATCGTCAATAACCTCGTGGAGTGCTCTTTTGTCGAATTGGGACCAATCTAGTGATAACACCGTGTTAGTCGTCGACGAAGAGAACTTCGAGTACAGTTTTTTCCAACCGCCTTTCATAATCTCATTTCCCCAGAGTAAAGGGTACTTCGAGTCACTGTTAAGGTATACAGCTTGAAGGGGCCAGATGAACATGTTTTCTGCCATTAATAGCAGTTTTGGAACTCCAAAAACAGCCCTGATTTTATCAGGTTCTGTGGAGTTAACAACATGAGCACGAGCGTGCAGAGTTGTGTGAAAGTAAGGGGCGGGTCGACCGTCTTCCCAGAGGGGGGAGAGCTGGTCCTTGATTTTATGGATCAAGATCCGATTGTCATTGAAAATGACGTCTTCCAAGTTATGGAAGGTAGGGGATGAGTCAGTGATTTCCAGTTCACGTTGCATTCGACGGAGATCGTCTTGATAATGCTGTTTGAACGTGTAAGGAGCCTCTGCCGATACATTCTTGGTCCACGGAAAATACCGTAAATCAGGAAAGGAGACAGGGTGAAGCTTTTCCGATGGTCGGAAAATGCGTTCAGTCACTTTAAGTGCCCTTAGGTAGTGCGAGTCCCTGGGAACAGGATGGTCCGGCTGTTCGAATGATTGGAAATCATCGATTAGCGCAGAGTCGGTTGATTCGGATCGTCTCTTGTTGTGGACGGATTCGAGTAGTCCGATTGAACCATATTCCAGGATCGCGTGCTTGAGAATGCCGGTTCTCAGGCGATCTTCAGAAGCAGATTCCTTTAAATGGAACTGTCTGTAGATGTAGTTAAGCCTGTTCCTTTGGATTTTGTAAACCCAGCGGAGGTTGAGGCTTGGCATG